TCAGGATTCAGGGAACGCTTTGAGCATAGCGATGAAGCCGGCCTTGGCTTCCGCCTCGTGTGGAACATCGTCGCTCAAGGTGTCGATCATTCCTTCAATCAGGATGCGTCGTGCCTCCTCGTGCATGCCTGCTACTGCGGCGATTTGCGCATGCTTTTTGTAGCTGCAGGGGCGTCCCCTTTTGAATGCACTCAAGCTCGATTCCTTCTCGCCTAGCAACTCTGCTAGCGCCTTCTGGCTACCAACGATTTTTGCGGCGCGCTCGATCGTTTCTGAAATGTTCATTCTTTACACCTCTTGTAAATAATTAGCACCTGATGTAAATTTCGCTCCAATTAGCACCGATGCTCATTAACTGTGGTGCTAATTCTCACATAGGAGCAAATCAATGATCAAAATTTCGGTGAAGTCGACCGAAGTCCGCAATCAGCGCGGCAAGGCAAAAGTCTCTGGCAAGGATTACGACCTCAACTTTCAGACCGTCTGGGTTCACACCTACGACCGTTCCGGCAAGCCAAGCCCTTACCCCGAGAAGACCGAAATCATTCTCGAAAAGAACGAGCAGGGCGCAGCTCTGTTCTATCCCGAGGGCGACTACACCCTCGCACCCGAGTCGTTCTACGTCTCGCGCAATGGCGATCTGGCTTTGCAGCCCAAGCTCGTCAAGCTGACTCCCAAGCCGCAATCTGCTGCGTAAGGGGTCGCACCATGGTCGAAACCGCAGTACGCGAAGCCATGGCACAGGGGGCGCTTCTGGCGCTCCTTTTTGCATGGAATGAGCACCAGCCAGCAGGCACCAAAGCTGACCGCGTGACGGTCACTCTGCACATTGATGACGGTGTTACCTACAGCCAAGTTTCGTACTGGGCTGGTGATCACGCCATCGGCGGGGAGGGCTTCTGATGCTTCTCTCTCGTCGCGTTCCTCGTCCGACTGAAAACCAAGGTCTGTTCCTGTTCGTTTCTCCGAATGGGAACTATCGCCGCATGTGCCATATGCTGCCGCCTGTGCTCTGCTGCGCCACTGACTTGGCCGGTACCTGGGGTCGCTATGTCGGTTGATATTGGCCGTATTGCCCCAGCGCCTGACCGGCTCAAGTTTGCCCCCAGCAATGGGGCGCAATACCTCGAATATCTGCGCGCTCGCGCCCATGAGCTGGACTTCCCTCCAGCTCGCAAAAACCTCCCGCCCGACTACGGCCAGCAGTGCTACCAAGCGCACTGCGCTTTGCGTCGTCATGCGGTGTACCTGATCGAAGTGGGGGTGCGGTGATGGCTGCGTTTGCTCCGAGATCCACTCAGCGAAGCCGGTCTTTCTTTTTCCTGATCTCTCTCCTGATCAGTAGTCCCGCTGCGATGGCGACGATTGCGAGCATCACGAGTAATCCAGTGATTGCGAATCCAAGTATTTCGTCCAAAACGTATCTCCTTATTGCTGGGCTGATCGTAGCGGGCTCGCTGCTGTTTGTGGCTTTGAGCGTCTTGGCGCTTATTTGCTTTTGGTGCTATGTGCGTCCATTGCTGGGTGGGAAAGCATGAGCGAGTACGTCTACAAAGAGCACACATTCGAGCCATGGGCGCACGTCGAATACAAGGGCGTGTCTCCACGCATGAAGGCTGCTCGTGCGCGCTATGTGGCTCGTTCTGAGGCTAATGCGCGTGTCCAGCATGCCCGCATGGCCGCGCTGCTCGCTGAGGCCACTGCAGCGCGCGAAGCGCGCGGGCTTGTCTCACTATCAACAACTTGCAAGAGTGGAAATTCAGGTCTTTCGGCTGTTGATTTCTTGGCTTCCGAAAGCATAGAGATTGACCACCAAAAGGCCCGCATTACCCGCATGCAAAAGAGCGTGGGTATCTCGGCCAAAGCTCTGCACAACCTGGGCAAAAAAAACCAGCGCGTCTGGATGCTCACGCTGACCTATCGCGGCACAAACCGCGACTGGCGAGCCGAGCACATCAGCCGCTATCTCGATGGTCTGCGCAAGTGGCACTACAGCCGCACGGGGTGCAAAAAAGTCCGCTATGTCTGGGTCGCTGAGTTGCAGGATCGCGGCGTCATCCATTACCACGTGTGCGTGTGGCTCAACGATGGTTTGACCCCTCCAAAGCCCGATAGCGCCTGGAAAAAGAATGGGCAGTTTCAAGCGCCCATGTGGGCTCATGGCTGGTCAAACAGGATGCAAGCAACGCATCCCGTTGCTTACATCATGAAGTACGCCACCAAAGGCACATCTAAGGGGAAGTTTCCGCATGGCGCTCGCATCAGTGGTGTTGGTGGGCTTGATGAAGTTGGTCGTGGTTGCCGTCGCTGGGTTCTGTGGCCTGCGTATGTGCAGGGCAATGCTTCGATCAAAGACAAGTTCAGACCTGCGCCGGGAGGCGGCTATCTCAATGCTGAGACCGGGGAACTCCTACGGTCTGAGTTCGTGCCAACGGGCGGCGGTTTTACGCGATTTGTGCGCGTCAGGACAACGCCCAGACGGCTTGAAAACGTCGGGGGCCCGTTCGAGTGGCTTCCTGATGCCTCGGCTCATTGAATGAGGAGGGGCCCCCGCTTGCGGGGAGGTGCCTCATTCAATGAGGTGGTTCTTTAGGTGACATGAGGAGACGGTTAGATGCATTGCGACAACTGTGGGGCTGAGTTTGACGGTGAAGACATTGACTGGGACATGGACGGCGATGGGGATGACATAGAGGGTCAGTGCCCTGAATGTGGCTCGAAGGAAATTCATTCGTGAAGTTCCTCACCTGTGCCGCTGACGTGCTGCCATGTCCACAAGACCAGCAGCAGCTCGTCTCGCTCGCCGAGCTGGTCGCTGATGCCGTGGCCCAGATTGATGCGGCGTCAGTGGCACAGGCTTATGCGTTTGGGGCTGGTTCGGTGATGACGTGGTGGTTTGCAGGCTACGTCATCGCAGTGGCGACAAAGGCTCTCTCAAAAGCCTAGCCGGTAGGGGCCTGCAGAGGCTCACTCCGGGTACGTTTTTGTACCGGCAAATCAACCTTTAAGGGGAATAGAAATGGCAGAAATCTTTGCAGCAATCGACCTGACAACCGTGGTGGCCGCAGTGGTCGTGATCGGTGTGGCCGTGATGGGCATCCAGATGGCTTTCAAGGGCATCGATCTGGGCAAGCGTGGCGTGAAGAAGGTCTAAAGGGCCGTCATGCTTACTGGGGCACTGATTGTTTTCATAAAGGTCATTGCGGCCTTGATTGGGGCAATCAGTGCCCTTGTCTTTTGCTTGATGGTGCGCCCATGAGATTCTCATTTCGCCTACTACTGCTGCTGATGGCGTTTTGGTCTCATCACGCTTTGGCGCTGGTTCCAACTGTCTCTCAGTTCACCATTGAGTTTTATGGATTTACTGGCCCAGATCCTGCAGCGATTTGTCAGCAAGCTATTGCTCAGGGCTATGGCTCGGCATCCCGTTACGACGGTGGCTCCTCGGGGGGCTATTGCCGTTTAACGGACTCGGCTGGCAATCCATATGCAAATTTGAATGTGTATCCGATTTCCAGCTCTTGCCCTGCGAATAGCTCTCCATCCGGTTCTAGTTGCGCCTGTAATTCCGGCTTCCAAGAGAAAAATGGTCAATGCGTCAAGCCTGATGCTTGTTCTGGTCTTGCTGCGTATTGCTCTGGATTAAAGGGAGTGACCGGCATGTTTGAGTCCAAGGGGCAGGTAGATATGTCTTCCGGTTCGTGCCAGAAGGCGCTCGACTATCCGGGCTGTTCTCAGGGGTGTGCAACTTCGGCTGTTGGCATGTCGGTGCAATACAAAAACGGTGCTGGTCAGTGGATGAGCGCTCAGGAAATGAAGGTCACTGGCGGCACGTGCAATGTCCCTCCTGACACGGATCAGCCATCCCAAAAAGACACGGATTGCGCGGGTGGTTATGCCGAGATGAACGGCGTCAAAAAGTGCGTTCCTGCCGAGGCAGCCAAGGGCGATACGAAAGAGAAAACCACCGAGAAAGCCGACGGCTCAAAAGAGACGGTGAAGACAGAAACCAAGTGCGAAAACGGCGTCTGCGAGACCACCAAGACCACCACCAAAACCGGCGCGGATGGAAGCACCAGCACCGAGACTTCCAAGACTGCACAAGACCAGAACAGCTACTGCTCAAAGAACCCTACAAGCACGGTTTGTGCGGCTGCAAACGGTGGCAAGAATCCCGGCTCTGGTGGGGCTGGCTCTGGCTCCGGTAGTGGCTCTGGGACCGGTTCCGGCAATGGCAATGGCAGTGGCAATTGCACGGGTGATAAGTGCGAGGGAAACGGCGATGGAAGCGGTAACGGATCGACCACCGTGGAAGTGCCGGACATCGAAGTCAAAAAGCTCTACGAGCGCAAATATCCGAAGGGCATCGCTAGTGCTTGGTCGCAATCCGGCATACAGAAGGCATCGGAGAAGTTCAGCAGCCTCGCATCGGTCTTTGCGCCGCCCTGGTATGACCAGAAGGGGCAGTGCCAGCGCTTCACCTTGTCGATGAACGTGGGCATTTTCAACTGGGGTCAGTTCGATGTGTCGCCCGATTGCTCGCTCTGGATTTTTCTGTGGGTCTGCATGCAGATCGGTGCCATTTTGTTGTTCCGTGCGCTCGTGTTTGGAGGCTAAAAATGCAGCAGCTCATAACCCTGTTTTTCATGCTTCTGAGCATGCCTGCTTGGGCAGCAGACGATGGCGGATCTGGCGATTCGAACTCTGGAATACTGTCCAAGATATCAGCTGCGATTGATCAGGTTGTCGCCTATGTCAAAGGCATTTTTGACAGCATTAAGAAGTTCGTTGATTGGCTCGGAAAAGTGTTCTTGGAGGTCTTCTCGGCGCTCTGGGACATGATCACTGACGCCTTTGTGTGGCTGCTTGAAAGCATCTTCAAGCTGGTCGCGGAAATCATCACCGGGGTGGCGGACAGCTTCGCGCTGACTGACCTCAAAAACTTCATCACGAACCTGTGGTCACAGGTTCCGGTAGAGGTGATTTCGGTTGCTCAGGCCATTGGTGTTCCATCGGCGTTTGGCATCGTCGTGTCGGGCATCATGATCCGCCTGGCATTGCAGCTCATTCCGTTCGTGAGGCTCGGGTCATGATCAACCTGCTTGAAGGTATTCCGGGTGCGGGAAAGAGCTATGAGGCGGTGGTTTATCACCTGCTGCCAGCGCTCAAGAGTGGCCGCAAGGTCATCACAAACCTGCCCTTGCTCATGGAGGCATGGCAGTTCCTTTATCCCGAGCTGGTGCCCTTGATTGAGCTGCGCCGCACTAGCGCGCCAGTGCTTGGCAAGTGGGATGCGGAAGCTGCAAACCGTGGTGAGCAGGCTTATATCGTTGGTCAGTTTGATGGCGAGGTGACAGAGAAAACAGACGACGGCCGGCCGTGTCAGTCAGCCCCTAAAAATGCTCGCCTGTTTGGGTCCGTCTGGGACTTCTACAGCACTTGGCGCGGCAAGAACAATATCGGTCCGCTGTACATCATTGATGAGTGCCATGTGAGCTTCCCGAAGCCCACGCGCCGCAGGCCTGAGGGCACGCCTGAAGAGGTCATTCAGTGGTTCAAGATCAGCCGCCATTTCGGCGCTGATGTGCTGTTGATGACTCAGCGCATGGGCGCTTTGGATGAAGACGTGGCGGGCTTGGCCGAGTTTCATGTGCGCGTTCGCAAAGCATCGTTTCTGGGCCGTGATCACAGCTACATTCGCAAGACCTTTGCCGGCTTCAGGGGTGGCGAGGTCAGCACTGAAGAGCGCGATTACCTGAAGCAGTATTTCCCGCTGTACAAGAGCCACACACAGGGCAGCACGGTCAAGGAATCCTCTGCGCAAGACGTTGATCCTGCTCACCTGAAATGGCGTAGATGGAGCCGCTATGCCTTCCTGATTTCGGCCATCGGCTTCTGCTGGATTGGCTACAAGATCTATGGCGGCTTGTCTAAGGTGGGAAAACCGGAGCTGGTGACTGCATCGCCGGTGAAGTCAATATTTCCGAGTCGCAATGATGTTGCGCTTCAGGCGGTGCAAAAGCCTGCGGATATGGCTCCTGCTGTGCCCGTATCGGTGCCTCCAGTGCCTCCAAAACCTTCAATGGGGCCTGACCCCTTGGAAAACCGATTAATCCATCTGACGGGCTGTATGGAGGGGTTTCATGTTCGCGATGGAGTCAGGGTTAAAGAGCGTGTCTGCACTCTTACTGTCAGTCAAAACGGGATGCCTATATTCCAAGTTACGAATATGGAACTAGAAGACGTAGGCTTCAAGTTCAAGTACCTCGGCCACTGCGCTGCGCATCTGAGCTGGGACGGCGTTATGAGGGCCGTGGTCTGCGATTCGCCCAGTGTGGGTATGCGGGTTCAAGGCGTCAAAGGTTCAAGCTG